GAGCCTATTGGCTCCCTTAAGCTACTCTTCTCACCTGTAGCTATGCCTGCGTAAGCTGATTTAGAACCCTTGAGAAAGGAGGTCCTACTATGAATCAGCCAACTCAATTACTGACTTCTGAAGTTATTCAGATGTTGGTAGCGAGCGTCACAAACTCTGGTAATTCAAACCTATCAGAGCTAGAAGCCGAGAGACTTCTAAATGCGATTGCTCGGGTCCAGTCGGGTGTCCCGACTGGCGTCCAAAACCCAAAACGGACGGAAGCGTAATTAATCAAACGCGGACACAACCGTGAGGCGTAGCTTCACAGAAAGGGGAAATCTTTGATAAAACTATCTTTACCACGAGACGAAGCTGAACACCTGTATTTCGTGAACCGTGTAAATCAGCATGTCATCGCCTTAAATTGGCGAAATTTTGACAATCTGATCACATGGCGTCACGATTCAGATCAGCTTCTCCAAGGAGCAGAGTCATTTGGAGAGAAAGATGTTTACCATGAAGAAGTAAATGCGGAATCTTCATTTATTCCTGCACTACTCGACATGGTCGCATCTCCCACTTCAGTGTACCCAGACAAAGTTACGTGGCACCATAGACAAAAGTCTGATGGAATACTACGTACCGTTGACGTACTCTTTGGTATGGCGTATGATGGCAGTGTTACAGTACAAGATGCTGGATCATTTTTATACTTGAATATTTTCAAGTACATTGATGATCTCACGTATGTAGTGTATGTAGCTGCGATCTATACGGTCTCTGACCCCCGGCTCTACAGCGTCACCAAGACCACCTATTCGGTGTCGGCTATTAGCGGTACAACTGTAACAATACAGAGGTATCAACTAGCAGTCTACCCGCAAGCGGTCGTAGGGCGAGCCTTCAAGCATTGGACATGTGAGACTGATTATCTCATCATGATCGATGCTATGGAAGAGCTCTTGGGGGCGGTAGGTGGCGGATCCTCACAGGAGACGACTGCACTAGCGACGACAAAGTCACCGTTAGTTGCCTCGTTACAACCTATGAAAGATGCCATCGATCAATTCCTTGTCGATAACTTCAATGCGGATAATTTTCCACATGAGGTTAAAGATTTTGGAATCCTGGCCTCAGAAGCGTCACTTACATTGAATGCAAACAATGTGAATATGATTGCATTCTTTCGTGACCTACGCAGACCCCAAGAAATGATACCAAAGCTTCTGAATCTTCGGAAGCTGAAGACGCATGCGTCTAACTTTTTGGCAATCAAATATGGGGTACTTCCGACAGTAACTGATATTCAGGACATTGTCGAAGCGTTCAAGAGCAGATTACCACACCTTGATAAGTATGGTTTCCGCACTTGTTCAGCAGGCTATAGGACGTCGGCCAATTCAGATGGAAACATCTTTGAGCTGACGCAAAGGATCAAGATAGCTGTCGCGAACGACGATTCGGAATTGATCAAGTTGATCAGCCGTCTCGAGTCTATTGGGGTATTCCCAACGTTGGAAAACATTTGGGATCTAGTACCCTATAGCTTCGTTCTTGACTGGTTTATCGATGTAGGGGACTTCCTTCAACGTGCAGATTCACATCTGCGCTTGATGAGGTTTGATGTTAAATATGTGACCAAGTCACAAAAACAACATTACATTGGGAAACTTATCCCAAGTCAAACCTTCCCTTACATCGGAACAGTCGAACAGGTACGATATCAAAGATGGACAGATGGTTACTGTCCCGTACCTCCCCTTTTCTCTCTCGAAACACCACTCACTGCCTCAGACCATTGGGTCGAGTCAGCTGCGATGTTAATTCAGCGCAGAAAATAAAACAAACCGCGCTTAAAATGCGGAGAGGAGACTGTCAAATGACAATACAAATCACTCAGGGGTACACCGATACTCCTATCGATGGAGTAACGGAGTTGGTCTTCCCAAGAGGCCTTCTCAATATTAAAGAAGACTTTCGAGTGAAGTCCAACACTAGTGGAAAAGAGGTGGTTCTTACCAACCTCACATCCCCTATTGATCGCCCTGAACTCATCCGAGTTGCTTACACCGAAGTTGCCAATATTTATAACGGCACCGGCATAGAGCCTTCAGTAGCTGCCCCTACTAAAAGAGGCGTGAGCGTACTTGCACAGGTAACAGATATAATTTCTGTTACTGATAGCACGGATGTAGACTTTCGTATTGACCTTCCTATGTCTGGTCACCTTGTTCTCAAGGTCCCTATGTCGGAGTATATTACTGCGACACAGGTGCAGACTTTGGTTGGTCGTCTCGTGAGTAGCTTATACGACACTGGTGTCTTAACGACATCACGTCTCGAGGCTATTCTAAGGGGATCATTAGTCCCTTCTGAGGTGTAAATGGTAAACCGTTTCGCCGCGGAAGTTGCGGTACTATGCTTTGCTAGCATAGCGATCGTCATTATCGTGGCTGTGGCTACCAAATACTTTAATTAGGAGGGTTACTATGCGTCCTTGCCAAATAATTCTTGTTTTGGAAGACCTGAGGAATTCTTTCTCAGGCCCCCTATACAGAAAAGGGGTGGAGCTTAGCTCTAATGACCGATCGACGGTTCTAGAAGTGTACTCACAAAGTATACTTCTTATGCTTGATCTCGGTTATCTGAACTCTGGATCACTAGCGAGAGATGCTATGAGACTCTTCGTCGATATGACAAGAGCTGATGTGCTCTCTCTCAATAGTGCATTCGCTGAGCTTTTGCATCTCGTTAGATGTAAAAGTCCCAAAGGATTTAAAGCCCTCTGTCGACAAGTTAGTGGACACCTTTACAGTCTTGTAAAAGGGGATCTACTAAACATGTTGGATGGTGATGTCTATTCTGCTAAACGTCTTATACAGCTTTTTAGCTATACATCGCGTTTGACATTAAACGACATCGACCTAACTCAGCAGTGCTTGGAAGCTTATTTGGAAGTCGAATCGAATATTTCGAACGATTTTCCCGATGGCCTCCTTTCCTCTCTGAATCGTAAGATTCGAAAGTGGATGGAATCCTACGACCCAAATCAGATTCAATTCCGACACGGGCCTGGTGGAGTTGCTGAACACGGCAGGACATCTCTCGAGGTCAAGTATAAAAGCTTGTCCCATGATCAGATGTTATGCTATGCATTCGGTGAGCCATGGTGGTCAGTCGGACCTTTCGGGTCCACTTTGGACCGAATTTCCAGAACGATTTTCGTACCGAAGAGTTACAAAACTTTTCGCACGATTTCGATGGAACCTGCAACCTTGCAATATTGTCAGCAAGGTGTATGGAGGGAAATTGATAGGGTCGTGTCTTCGTCATCGTTCTTACGGAGCCGTATCGGCTTCCACGAACAGACGAGGAATCAACGTCTTGCTAAGGAGGGGTCAGTAAATCGCAATTATGCGACTATCGACTTATCCTCAGCAAGCGACTCAGTTAGTTACGAGCTCGTTAAGAGATTGTTCCGTGGGACCAAATTGCTAAGATTTATTATGGCAACTAGATCACGCGAGACGCTCTTACCTAACGGTCAGATCATCCGACTTAAGAAGTTTGCGCCGATGGGGTCAGCTTTATGCTTCCCAATCGAGACACTCATCTTTGCGGCGGTCTGTGAGCATGTAACCCAGGGGCGCGGCATCTCTTCAGATTATTCTGTCTTTGGAGATGACATAATTGTTCCCACAAATTGTGCGGAAGATGTAATGACCGTGTTAGGACGACTAGGATTCCTGATAAATCGGGAAAAGTCGTTCTACGATCACAACTGCTGGTTCCGTGAAAGTTGCGGAGCTGAGTATTGTGATGGCTTTGACGTCACCCCAATGAGGGTAAGTCGAAAATACGCTCACACTCAACAATTAGTTCAAGCGAGTCAATTGATTGATTTAGCCAACGAAGCATATCGTCGTAGTTTCCGAAACTTACGTCAGTTTTATCTGCATAAGTTAAAGTCGCTAGGACATACGCCATTGTTTGCTCCTACTGCGCTTTTAGGTGACAACTATACAAATTATCACACTAAACACAAATGGAACAGACATCTTCAAAGGATCGAGTGTAAGACTACATGTCTTGTCACAAAACCCTATGGAGTGATGGATGAATCGATCCGTTATCGACACTGGCTCGAGTCCACACACAACAGAAAATCTGTTGGGGATGGATTTGAATCCGTGACGAATCGCTCGACCGTGTTTGCCAAGGATCGATGGACAATGAAGCCTTATGAACTCCCTGACCAGGAGTACATTGATATTCATGTCCAACGCGGGAGTAAATTGCTTCTCCCATAATCCCATAGCTGGAAAGGCCTGAGATGCTTTTAAATCTCTGGTGCTATTACATTTTGCAGCC